CACATCCGGGTCATAGGGGGCAACACCGGTGCGGTCGCACTTGTTGTAGACCGTCACCTGCGGGATATCCCCGCAGCCCAGGTCGTTCAACACTTCATCGGTCACGCTCAGCTGCTCGGCGGCTTCGCTGTCGCTGGCGTCGGCAATTTTCAAGATGATGTCAGAGCAGGCCGCTTCTTCCAGTGTGCTCTTAAAAGCATCCACCAAATCATGCGGCAGGCGGCTGACAAAGCCGACTGTATCCACCAGGATCACTTGTAACCCGCTGGGCAGCGTGCATTTGCGGGCGGTGGGATCCAGCGTGGCAAACAGCATATCGGCTTCAAAAATTTCTGCGCCGCACAAAGCGTTGGTCAGGCTGCTTTTGCCCACGTTGGTGTAGCCCACCAATGAGATGACCGGAACACCGTTTTTCTGGCGGGCGCGGCGGGTTTCACCACGGCGCTTTTCCAGCTCTTTCAGGCTTTTCCCGGTTTCCGACGCGAGCTTCCGTTTTAGCTTTTCCATGTCCGCGCCAATGTCCCGCAGCCGTTCCAGCCGGTACAGGTCGGTGGGGGAGACGCGTCCGATAGCCCGGATGCGCTCGCCGATGATTTCAAGGTATTCCTCGTTCAGCGCCTCATATCGGCGTATGAAGATCTTAGCCGCACGTTCCGCCGCATCCAATGCTTACACGTCCCCCCTTTCCGCATACAAAAACAGAACCGCAGGCGAGTGCGATTCCGTTGACATTTCCATCTGTTCATGCTATGCTTAACGCGGCAGAGGTTCATCGACACTTGCCTTTGCCTTACAGATCAGCGATCACGGTTGCCGCCGTGATCGTTTCTTTTTGTCGTAAAGTACCACCATAGCAGCGTCGCGACAGCGGCGGACGCAATGGCGGTCAGTATATCAAAAAGCATCTGTTGCATAGGCCTCACCTCCTTCCCGCCCGGGTTGGTGGTGTGAACCTTCTGCCGCGGCAACGAGCCATGCCCGTTGCCCGCTTATTTTACCATGAACCCAAATGTCAGGCAACTGCCCGCTTACGAAACGGTTTCTCCGAACGCCATCGGGTCCGGCTGCTGCGCCTTTGCCTGCTCCACCTCCGCGCGCGCGTCCTCCATCGTGCCGCCCATCACCCACTGGGTCAGCCGCTCGCCCGTGATCAGCCCGCGGCTTTGCAGTTCGCTCATCTGCGCAAAGGTCTGCTGGCTGCTTTCCAGCAGGCTCATGTCCCAGTCAAAGGCCGCTTCCCACTGTCCCCGCGCCCCCGCGGGGGAAAGCCCGAAGCGCTCGGCCAGCACGTCGGCGGCGTAGAGCACGTCGCGCACAGCGCTTTCGATCTCCCGCCGCATCAGGCTGACAAGACTGTAGGTGTCGTACATCGCGGCACGCACCTCGTCGCGGTTTGCGTAATTCATCTGCTGGCGCTCGGTCAGGATCCCCTGCGACAGTCCGCATGCCTTCTCCACGCGGCGGTACAGGCTTTGCAGCCGCCCTTCAAACTCGCTTTGGCGGATGGCAGGGGCGAAGTGCTGCCACTGCTGCCCCTCGCCGATGGCTCCATAGCTCACGGGCACAAAGGGCGTTTCGTCGTCCTGCACGGTGCGGCGCACGTCCTGTATGGACAGGTCGTCGAGATTGCGCCACAGCGTCGCGTCCAGCCCCAGCATGGGCCGTGCCAGTTTGAACTCGCGGCGGTACCATTTCAGATGCTCGCACAGCTCCGCTATCTCCGTTTCCGCGCCCCAGGTGACGGGCACGCCGTAATCGCTTTCCTGCGCGCGGTTGTCGCGCGGGCACCTGATCCACGCCATGAGCAGACGGTCCGTTCCGACAATGCTGACCTCCTCGTCAATGCCTGCCCACTGCGAAACCGTGTCCAGAGATACCGGCATTCCCGATTCACTCACCACCCGCTGCCGGATGACCTGCAAGTCTCCGTCCAGCCGGTAGTCCATCAGGCGGTAGTAGCGGCGGCTGTTCACCTGCGCCTGATCTGCCAACACCGTGGCGGCCGTGATGCGCTCTCCCTGCCGCGCGCTCACTGCCACGCGAGACTGATCCACCGCAGTGACCACGATTTCCCCGCCTGTCACCATCGGCACCAGCACCTTGCCGCCCTTGCCCCAGGCCTGCGCCACGATGCCGGGCATCTTCCGCCAGAGGGTGTTTGCAACGCCGGTCAGCAGCTCCGCGCGCTGGCCGTTGCCTTCCACGGCCAGTGTGCTTTCGCCAAGGGTCAGGGCAGACAGCCGTCCGGCAATCACCGCAGTAATGTTTTCGCCCGTCGCGTCCTCATACCGCTGCACAAACGTGTCCACCGGCTCGGCTGCCTTGCGCGGCCTGACTCCAAACAGCCGCTGCACCCATTCGATCAGTCTTGCAAGCATGTCATCTGTCCTTTCTCAGCCATACGCGGTTGAGCGCATAGCGCACCGCGTCAATGGCGTGGTTGTCGCGGTCGGGATAGCTCTCCGTGAACGACCCGTTTTTCAGCTTCACGAATTCGTACTGCGCGAATTCTTTCGCCGTCTCCGGCGTGCGCGCCGGGTCGATCACGATGTGCGCCCGCATCCTGAGCCACCTGATGCCCGTTTCGATGCTTCCGCGCCCTTTCATTGCGCCCACGACAGAGCGCAGTCCCTCGCTTCGCAGCTCCGCCAGCGGCTTTTCGCTCGCGCTGTCGCAAATGATCTCCGTGGACGCGGTCACGTCCCTGCGCTCCATCAGCAGACGGGCAAATTCCCGGTCTGTGGTGCGAAAGCGGCGCAGCTCGTCCACCACATATACCGTCAGACGGGATGGGTCATAGCTCACGCGCACCCAGTGGGTGGGATCGGGGTAATATCCAAAGTCCAGCCCGTCGTAAAACGCGCCCATGCGGCTGATTTCCCCGTCCGGGATGGGGCGCAGTTCGAGGTTTTCGAACACCTGCCCGCCCGTGCCCGTCACTTCCCCCAGGTACATGTGGCGATAGGCCCGCTCGTTGGTCCTGCGCATGATATCCGCTTTCGACAGAAAGCTCGCGCCAAGCCACTTGGGCGGGATGTCCAGATAGCTGCTTTTGTGCGAAAGCCTCCCCTCGTGGATGCACAGCGCCTCTTCGTTGACCCAGTTGGCGACGCTCGCCGGCGGGTTATAAGTGTAAAAGGTCACGGCTGCGTCCCCGCGCACGGCGCTGGCCGTGATGGTGTTCACCGCGCCCATGCCGTCAAACTCCGCCAGTTCCTCAAACCACAAAAATTTGAAGCTGCCGCGTGATACCTTGATGCCCTTGCTTTTCTGCGGGTCGTCCGCGCCAATGAACAGGATCCGCTGCCCTGTGGGCCTGTAGATCAGTTCCATGGGACTCAAGCGCCGCGCCCACAGGTGATCCACCCCCAGACGGTCTATCGCCCAGCACAGCTGCTCGTATACGCTCTGCCGAAGCGTCTTGGCTACCCTGCGCACCACCAGCGCGTTGGCCTGCGGGTCTTTCATCATGCCCAGCACAATCTCGATGCTCACAAAGCTGCTCTTTCCACTCCCGCGCCCGCCGTATAGCCAGTATTCGGCGTGCCCGTGCCTGCGGATGTCGGTGTGCACAGGCGCGAATACCGGGGCAAGAAGTTCACTCATGCGTATCTGCTTCACTGCGTCAGGTCCTCCACAATCTGCACCGCAGCCTCCTCTGCCGCGCCGGCGTCGCTTTTTTCCATGTCGGCAATCAGTCTGAGGGTTTCCATCACCACTTTTACCTCATAAGCCTTTTGGCCGCTTTCCAGCAGGGTGTCCATGCGCTTATCCAGATACTGCGTCGCCTTGGCGCGGATGCGGGCGGCGGCGGACAGGCGGTCGGCTTCGGCAGTGGCAACGGCTTGGGCGGATTTCTGTACGCATTTGTACGCGGTTTGGACGCACTGTTTTGTGCGTGCTTTTGCCCATTTCTCACGGGTTGCGCGCGATTTGAGCGTGTTTGCACCCACCCCGTATTTCTCAGCCAGCGGGCGCATGCCGATATCGGTGTTGATATACTCATTTCTGATCTTCGTCCAGTCAACGCCCATCCATGTTCACCACCTCCCGTGATTTTTTGTATAAGCAAGAGCGCGGTGCCTTCGCACTGCGCCCTACCGGCCTGTTCCGTTTTTCACGATGCCATTTTAACACAAAACCATCGAAAAAAAGTATCAAATTTCGCCGCTTCTGAACTGATGCAACAGCCAGTAGAATTCCCGCCGCGCCCGGAAAAAGGCGTTGCGGTTTGCGGTGGGCAGTATGGTGGGATCCATGTAGAGATACCCGATGCCGTGGCAACAGTTGAGAATCAGTGCGTGATAGAAGCCGCCGCCTCCTGCAAGTTCCGCTGCGCGCTCGATCATGGCACAGTCGGCAAGCAGCCTCTCGCGACGTTCCACAGCTCGGGTCACGGGATCAGAAATATCAGAACCGTGCGGCATACCCGTCAGTATCGGGGAGGACACGCCAGCCAGTGCGGCAGCTCTGGATTTTTTCTCCCCGTATTGCCGGCAGAAGGCACGCAGCTCCGCATAGGCGTACCGGCTGATGGTGTGGGGAATGGACGGGGGAGTGGGTCTCATGAACATGCCTCCATATGCACCAGCAGCTTTTTTCCCAAGACATATGCCGCCTGCTTCATCAATCTCAAACATCACTGTCTTTTTCAAAGCCTTTCGCAGCTCGCACCGGGCCATGTCGCATCCGGCGCCGTCGCACAGCATGCAGTGCTGACCGATCGCCTGGTGGATGAATACCCGCATCACGTCCTGCTCAATCACGGTGTAGCCCGGCGTGGTGTCCGGCACGCCTTTGCAAACGACCCGAAGCTCCTGTCCGCGCAGGTTCAACAGAAATTTTCGCCGCTTTTCATGTTCGATGGTGTCCATCACATCGCCTACGATGCGTTCCATCCATGCCGCACAGGTGCGTAGCTGCCGCCACCGCCCGCAGGCCTGCAGCCGCTTTTTCAGTCTCGGTGATGTCTCGCTGAGGATCTCCATCACGCCCCAAAGCAGCTGGATCTCCCTCGCCTCCGACTCTTTCAGTGGGATCGGTTTAATCGTCCCGTTCATCTTTGCTCACCTCGCAATGCAAGTATAGGTCATGTGCGGCGCGTCAAACTCCACGCCGAAGGACCCGTTTTCGCCCTGGCGCTGCTTGGCCACCCGCACCACGATGTACTGATATCCCTCCCGCGCCTCGATAGCCCCGCGCGTGTCGGTGTCATACGAGGGAATGCTGCGGTCGCTACCGCTGGTGGGGTGATGCAGAAAGATCACGATGTCCGCGTCCTGCTCGATGTTGCCCGATTCGCGCAGGTCGCTCAGGTCCGGCATCACCGGCGCACGCTCACCGCCGGCGCTTACTGTCTGCCGCCCCACCTGCGCCATGGCAACCACCGGCACCTGCAGATCCAGCGCGATGTCCTTGAGGGCGCGGCTCACATGACCCACGGCCTCGTAACGCTTTTGCAGGCGCGCGCTGGTGCGTAGAATTTGCAGGTAATCCACCACCAGCAGGTCGAGGTTTCCCAATTCCTTTTCCCGCTGGGCCTGCACGCGCAGCTCCTCCACCGTGGCGCTTTCAAAGGTGAACGCCAGCGGCAGGCGGCCCATCTCCCCGCAGCACCCGGCCAGCTCGCCCCATTCCTCCTGCGACAGCGCGCCGCGGCGCAGCCGGGCGCTGTTGATGCCCGAAAGGTGGGCGGCGATGCGGTGCGCGTACTGCATCTGACGCATTTCGCGGCTGCACACCAGCACATGCCGTCCCTGCCGGGCGGCGTTGAGGGCGATTTGCATGCCGAAGGC